ATAGCTGGAGCAATTAAACGCCCAGGAAGTTTAAGGGCAGCGGCTAAAAGGGCAGGTGCATTAAGGGATGGAATTAGTCCTAGCTGGTTGAAGTCCCAAGCTAAGGCTCCAGGTAGAAGGGGCAAGCAGGCAAGGTTGGCAATTACCTTAAAAAGTTTAAATAGAAGGAAATAGTGGTTGTTAATCTAAAAAAGCGATTTGCAGAGTTAATCGGGAACAACCGTAAGTTTATAGAAACTTTGCTAGTGGTTGAGAATAAGGCTAGGCAGATAGTTCCCTTTGTCTATAATGCCATTCAGGATGATGTTGATAAGACCCAAACTGGTATGGATATTTGGGTCAAGCCTGCCCAGGTAGGGTTCAGTACTGAGAGGATTGCTAGCAGGTTGGTTGATACTTTGACTAATCCAGGGACAAATACCGTATTAGTGGCTTATGAGGATTTCATTACCCAAAGATTGTTGGGTAAGGTTAGTTTCTTCTATAATCATTTGAATAATTTGGGAATACCGGGCTTTCCTGAAATTCAGAATGACTCAGAGTTCCTGAAATCCTTCCGCTTTATAGTAGATGGTAAGTTGATAGGTCTTAGTTCTATCTATATAGCCTCGGCCAGGAGTAAAACAGCAGGTAGGACAGAAGCCATTCATCACCTATTACTGGATGAACACGCCTTCTATGTTCCTGAGGCTACGGAGAGGGTGATTGCCCCAGCTATGGCTAGGATACCTCCAGGTGGTACAGTGGATAGCTTCTCTACTCCTAATGGTGAGGAGAATGAATTCCATGATTGGTATGTAGAGGCAAGGCAGGGCAAGTCTATATTCACTGCCCATTTCTATCCCTGGTTCCTGCACGAGGAATACCAAATAAAGTTGGGTGACCCTAGAATTAGGGAAATACCAGAAGCCAATAAGGAGGAGTTTCAACTAAATGGTGAAGAAGATACCCTCCATTTTCTTAAAGGACTTACCTTTGACCAGATAAGATGGAGAAGGTGGATGATGAAGGTTATGGAGAGCCTCAAGAGGAGAGGTGAAACCCGAACCTTATTCAAGCAGGAGTTTCCGGAGGATGATATATCCTGCTTCCTTGCCACTGGCGATATGTACCATGATACCAATACCATGAATAAACTGGCAGAGGGTTGCTACCTAGCACCTAAGAGTATTGGCAACCTGCAAATTTGGTTTCCTCCTGAAAAGGGTAGAAAGTATATAGTAGCTATAGACCCTGGCCAGCAAAAGATAACCTTGGCTGCTATGGTAGTCCTAACCTATGTTAAGGATGAATTTGGTAATAACAAGCTAAGGTATTGTGCCAGGGATGCTGGATTATATTCACCTGAAGTTATTGGTAATAAAGCTATGGCAGCCTCTGACCTTTACAATAGGGCTGAGATAACCTGGGAGGCTAATAGTCATGGTTTGGCAGTAACAGAGGTGTTGAAAAATCGCCGACCAATCTATATGAGAAAGGATATTATCAGTGGTGTGGGAACTATGGTGTCGGGCTGGTTAACTACTTCTGGTAATAAGCCCTATATGTTACAGCAGGTAGAGAAAAATCTTTATGATATGGAGTGTTATGACCTGGAGTTCATCAGGCAGTGTAGGAATCATAGGCTGTTAGGGGATAAAGTAGCAGTGGTTGGCCCCAACGATATCTACATGGCTTGCGCTGTAGGTATATGTTGTTTGAATCCTATACAACCGAAAAGGGGATATGCTGGTCGCAGTGGGTGGAAATGGTAATGTTAGAGTTAATAAGGAATATAGCCTGTGCTATTTGCGAAGATATACAGAAACCTGATATTACCTTTTATGAGAATGATTCCCAATTAGTCCAGAAGGAAATGCAGGATTTAGGTATTGCCATTCCTATGGGATTATGGGATGCTGGTGAGCCATATTACTATACAACTTTATGGGGAGTAAAAGAGGCTACTAAGTGGATAAGGAAAGTCTATAAATTCCCCAAATATAGGAAAGCAAGAATGGATTGTGATGATTTTGCAATCCTATTCAAGGGTTTAATGTCCTCTGAGTTTGGCATAAATGATTGTGCAATACAGTTAGGTAACACTCCGATGGGCTATCATGCCTTTAATCTTGTTAGGGCAGAGGATAGGAGGGTAGTTGTAGAACCTCAAACTGGTGAGGTATTTGAAGTAGGTGAAAAAGGGTACCAACTAGATAGAGCGGTATTATAAAAGGAGGGTAAAGTGGAAAGTAAACATTGGTACGCCAGTAAGACATTGTGGGTGAACTTTTTGGCTATAGTAGCTATAATCCTTAACAGCCAATTTGGAATAGAACTGGATGTTGAGGTTCAGGCTGCATTAGCTACCAGTATCCTGGCAATAATCAACATAGTCCTAAGGTTTGTTACTAGCCAACCGATAAGTAAGTAGGGAGGTTAATTATGGCATTATTGGCGTCGGACCTGATACAGAAGTGTGGTAAGCTCAAGGCTAATTGGTCAACTAGGAATAAGAAAATACGAGATTGGTATGATATCCTTTCCCTTAAAGATGAGTTAAAGCAGGAAGGTATGGAGTCAGTTGTTTCCAATGACCCTAAGACTGGATATAACCTAGGCCGATTCCTCCTCCAATCCAGTATTATTAGCCACAAAATAGAAATAGAGGAATTGTTACCAGCAGAAGTGTCTGCCACTAGCCAGTTGGAAAGTTACATTACCAAAAGATGGCAAACTGAGGAGGAGAGATATAGGCGCAGCGGTAGGCAAAGGTTTATGTCCAAAATGATTAGTCTTATGCTAGCCACTGGTTGGTATTCAGTATTTGCCATGGTTACCAAAGACAAGTTATGGGCTGAGGTGTGGAACCCTATAGAGGTTTATCCTGATTTTGGCTCTGATGGTTTAATTGAAGTGGCTCATATCTATTCTATGACACCAGCCGAAGCTAATAGGAAAGTAAAGTTGCAAGGATGGAGTATTAATAGAATAGCCAACAATGCCAACCTCTATGATTATTGGGGTTTTGATGATGATGGTGATGCTACCAATGCCATTATCTTAGGACAGGAATATGTCAAACCTCCCGAGAAGGATGTAGCTATTAACAGGCTGATACAAAAGACGGGAGAATCCTATCTACCTGTCTTTACCTCTCCAGTAGGTGGCTTACCGGATGAAGGTGCTATAGCTACAGGCAAGAAATGGCAGGAACACTTTGGTGAGTCTATAGTAGCTACCAACGAGCAAATGACCCTAACCTATAACAAGATGTTAAGTTTTATACAGCAATCCAGCCGTAATGCTGCCCAGGCTAGGTGGTATGAAAAATCCACTGGAGATACTGCCATCCTAACTGAGGAGAATACGAATAAGTGGGGAGCCATATTTAGGATGGGCCCCAATGATGATATAGGCTTTATCCAACCTCCCAACATACCAGTAGAGCTTAGAACGGCTATGTTTGAGTATTCCAACATGATTCAGAGAGGGATGTTTCCCTGGGTACTGCATGGTAATCTCCAACAGCAGTTAAGCTATTTGGCTATGGCTAATGTTGCTTCTAGTGCCCTGCAACAGCTTACTCCCTATCAAGAGGGTTTAGAAGGCTGCTTAACTGATGTGGATAACTTCTGGTATAACATGATTAAAGTAAATAACCTCAAACCCCATAAGTTTGAAATGCCTGATAATGTGCCGGAGGAATTTAGGTTCAAAGTAACCAGTGAGATACAGATACCAGGCTACATGGTACAGAGAGCTACTATAGCCAGGATGTTGAATCCTGCCTTCAAACTTCCCCAACGCTGGATAATGGATAGGATGTTCCCAGAGATTCAAGATGCCCTAAGAACTCAAGCCCAGGTTAGAGAGGAAGAAGCTATGATGCATCCTAAGGCTGTTATGGTAGATGCCATCATAGCCTATAGAGAGCATAGCAAGAGATTGAGGGAGGCTGGAGATATTCCATCAGCCCAGCTATATGAGAAGTTGGCAGCCAGTGTAGAGGCTGAGTTAGGATTAGTCCAGCAACCTCAACAGAGGCAAGAACAACCACGACAACCTCTTAGAGAGGTTATGCCAAGAGAGGTTGTTGAACCTACCAGAGGACTTGGAGAACTTTAATTTGAGATTATGGATTGGTATTATATTGTATTGGCTTATAATTGGTATTTTAGCCTATGATATTGTTTGGGGTTATCCTTGGTTAACCCTATGGTAAGGAGTTGAGGTATGCCAGAACCAGAGAAAGAAAAAGTGTTTGAGGAATTACTAAAACCTGACCCTTCTGAATACCAGAGAAGTAGGGAATGGTGGGCAAAACAAGTTGAGAGGTTTTCTACTCAAGAACCTAAGGTAGAAGTTCCTGGATTTACCCCTATCAGTGAAATTCCTGCTGGTAAAAATATCTGGCAAACTATAGCATACCAGGTCTTTGGCCGTCTATTATCCAGTGGTGGCATAAAAGACCCTATTACTGGCAAGTTTGTACCCATAACCCAATTACAATATACTGAAACAGGGACTAAAATGGCCAAATCTGAAATGGAGCAATCGGTTAACAATGCAGCCAATGCTAACCTAATGTCCCAGTTTTACGACCATATGGATATCCTCCAATATTTCAAGGATGACCCTGCCAAAGCCATTACCTCGGTAGATGATTACCTGAGGATGGCTAAAATACCAGTTGGGACATTACCTCCAGAGTTACTAGCTGATATGGAAGTGGCTATATCTGCCCAACAGGCTAAAAAGGTGGAGGTTCCAGACTGGTTGAAGGTGCCCCCTGAGGAAGAAGCAGTGGTTAGAGCCTTCCTGGAGGAGAAAGCTAAACCTCCCCAACTTAGTCTCCAGAGTATAACTGTGGATGAGTTACTCAAAGCCCTGCCAGCTACGGGCATGGTTGAGTTACCCAAGGATATGACTCAAGAGGAGTTAATGCATTATGCCAGTATTATAGGTTTATCTGGGCCAGGTGGAGTAACTCCAGAAGTACTATCAGAGGTTTTGGATTATGATACCATAGTTAGTATTATCTCTGAATCCTATAAGGAATGGGACAAAACAAGGCAAGAGGTATTGGCAGGAGTTAGAGAGTGGGAGCCTCCAGACCAAACTTTCTTTGAGAAAGCCT